GGTCGTCCTCGTCGAAGACCAGTTGGTTGGTCGTCATGTCGTCTCCTCCAGACACTCCGAGCACATGGTGTAGCCCTCACACACCAGGTCGTTGCCACACTCGGTGCAGATCTCTTCCTCGCTCATCGCAGCACCAGCATCTGGCAGAACTCACATTCTTCAGGCTTGGTGATCTCGATCACCAGCTCCTTCGCGTAGACCCGATGTAGCTCCTCGGGCACCACCTGAAGGTGGTCCCAGCACAACCTGATGTGATCCATCACCGCTTCGCCTCATCCCAGTCGTGGATGGTCAGGCAGCGGTCCCGGTAGGGGCAGGACTGGTACTTCCAGCCCTTCATGTCCATGCAGTCGTTGAGCGGCTCGCTCAGCACCTCGACCCGCGTGCTCTGCCACATCTGCTCGGCCTTGTTCACCATCTCGGTCATCGGCAGGTCGTCAGGGGTGACCACGATCTCGGTGTACTCCTGGGTGTCCTTGTTCTCGTAGAGGAACACCCCCTTCTCCTCCCCCGTGCACAACATGTAGGTGGCCATCTGGTAGAGGTGAGGAATCAGTGGTCCGAAGGTCATCACACGACTGAATCCGTTGCTGTTGATGCTCTTCAGCTCCAGGATGCTGCCCTCGTACAACACACCATCCATCGTACCCATCAGATGGTATGCATCGCTCTTGACCGGTACCTCGGCGTGTCGCAGCCAGCCCTCGGTCAGTCCCTCCATCTGCCACCTCAGGTGCATGAACGAGCCGTTCATCATCTTGGCCGCGTTCTTGGCATCGGGCTTCAGCTTGGGCATCCCGATGAACACGAACTGCTGGTACCGCTCACACTCCCCCAGCGAGCTCGCGCTCAGGGTGCCCTTCCGGACTCGATCCACTCCCGCCAGCTGGGCGTAGGCGAACTCCATCGCCTTCATCGAGTAGGTGGCGTGTGCGTTGTCCACCATCCACGCTTCATGCCGCCGGCTCACCACCAGGTCGTCAGCGACATGTTGGATGGTCTGGGAGAACTTCACACCCGCGCTCCCTCCCCGTAGTGCTCGGTCAGGTACTCGTCGGGCCCGGTGTACAGCGGCCTGGCGTCTGGTCCGGTGATCACGCTGCCGGCGATCAGCAGCCCACGCGCGAAGGCGTTGCCCTCGTCATGCGCCATGTTGTGGTGCTCACGGCACAGGTAGATGTGGTGGTACGTCTCCCCCGCCTTGTCCAGGATCAGCCCACCTCGCGCCCGAGTGACCTTGTGGTGCAGGTCGGCGTTCTCCCTCCCGCAGCACACGAACACCACCTGGCGGTACCTGCCGCGCGGGATCTCCATCGAGACCATCGCCTCACACCTCGACATCGCGCTCCCTCTCTAGTCGTGCCAGGCATCCTGATGCCCAGAGCTTGCCGAGGATCCCAGTGAGAGACTCAGGGGTTCCGTCGTACTCCTTATGTCCAGAAACGGACGCGGTGGCGGCTCGCTGGACAAGATCGTCCAGTCCGTCGAACGGCTGGAGCGCCTCCAACTTCTCCGCACTGATCGCCCCAACCCCGTCAACACTCTGAAGTCCCTTGCGGACAGCATCGCGTTGTTCGTCGACGGTGTAGGTGGCTCCGCTGACGTTGATGTCTGGGGCCAGAACACGTATCCCGCGCCTGCGCGCTGCACGTAGGTAGCGACCTTCTTTCTTCGAGTCGTCCGCAGAGGCCACGCCCAGAAGAGCAGTGTGGAACTGAAGCGGATGTCTCGACGCCAGGTACGCAGCTCGGTACGCAGTGATGCCATACACCGTCGCATGAGCGCGATTGAAGCCGTACTCAGCGAAGCCAGCGATGGCATCGTGAAGGTACTTGTGGTCCTCATCGGTCATCCCGATCTGCTCACACGCCACGGTGATCCACTGCTGGTAGGACTCGATCACGTAACCGGCTGCACCGATGTCCTTGTTCGAGGCCTTCACCGCCTTCAGGAACGCGGTCAGGTTGTCCGCATCCATCCCGAGCCCACGCAGCAGGTCGATCACCTGCTCCTGGTACAGCATGATCCCGTGCGTGTCCTTCGTGACGCGCATGATCAGCTCGTGACGCGCCGGTAGACCGATCCGCTTGTGCTTCCTCGCCACGAACGCATTGGTGGCTCCAGACCCCATCGGTGCCGGCCTGAACAACGCCATCGCCGCGATCACGTCCTTGATGGTCGTGGGCTTCAGGTCCCGCAGCCCCCACATCGTGGAGCGTCCCTCCAGTTGGAAGATGCCCTCCGTGTTGCCCGAGCGGATCAGGTTGAAGGTGGGCACGTCGTTGTACTCGATGTTGGTGATGTGCGAGATCGGTTCATCGAGTAGCCGCATGGTGCGGTCCAGCACGGTCAGCGTCTTCAGGCCCAGCGCATCCAGCTTCACCAGGCCCAGCGCCTCGATCTGGTCCTTGGAGTACTGGGTGACGAAGCCACCGCTGTTCCCACGGCTCATCCAGGCCATCGGCACCAGGGCGTCGAACTCTGCCTGGGTGGAGGTGAGCACGATGCCAGCGGCATTGGTGCCCATGCCCTTGCACAGATGACGGTCCGAGAGGCTCTCCAGCATGTCCTTGTCCGCCTGCGGCACCTCGGCCCACGAGGTGGCACCGTCGTCCTTCTTGCCCGCCGCGGTGAAGTAGCGAACGCGGAGACTACCCCTCTGGGTGTCCCCATCCACGTCCACGGTCTCGTTCAATGAGTACGTGGCCCATGACCCGATCTGATGCGCTGTGAATCGTGTATCAAGCATCGCGATGAGCTCGTCACGACGGTCATGGGCCACATCCAGGTCCACATCCGGGGGCTTGGTCCGGTCCTTGCTCAGGAACCTCTCGAAGCGCAGGTTCCACTTGATCGGGTCCACGCTGCTGATCCCCAGCAGCCAGCACACCATCGAGCCGGCAGCGCTACCACGGGTCTGGAACATGATGTCCTGCGACCGCAGCCAGTCGGTCACCTGAGACACCAGCATCATGTAGCCGGCCATCCCTGAGGCCGAGATCACCGCGAACTCCTCGGTCAGCTGAGCGGTGTACCGAGGCGGTGGTGCCTTGGGCGCGAACATGCCCTCCAGCGCCGCCTTGCAGCGTGCTTCCATCGCCCGCTGCGGGTTCTCTACGACCTCCGGGACCGAGTACGAATAAGAGTCAAGGACAGGGATCGTGAGCGTGTGTCGACCGAGGAGATCTGCCAGTCCTTCCACTCCTCGCGCAAGGCGATGTTCACCATGACGGTCTGCAATCCATTCACCGTCGCAGACGTGGAATCCATCACCGGGGAAGACAGCATCATCGGGATCTGGTCCAAAGGCGACGAGGCGTTTGAGGCCCTCATGGTCGCCACGATCTTCTCGTTCAAGGTAGTGGGCGTCCTGGGTGATGACCACCGGGAGACCCGTCGAGTCAGCCAGTTCCACCAGTGCGTCGGCCAGTTCATCGTCGGTGCTGCCCTCGTCGTGAGTGATGTTGTGGTTCTGGATCTCCACGTAGACCGAGTTCGGGAACCACTCACTCAACGTGTACAGGAACTGTCGAGCCGCATCCTCGCTCCCGCTCACCACCATCTGGGCGAGGTAGCCGAAGTAGCAGCCGGTGTTGACCGCCAGCCCCTCGGTGCGCCCGTCATCGGCCAGCTGGGCCAGCATCTGGTAGTCCACCAGCGGCTTCCAGTGGTGGTTGCGGTGGCTGAGCGTGCTCAGGTTCACCAGGTTGTGGTAGCCCTGGGTGGTGTACGCGGAGACGCCCATGTGGAACATCTGGGACTTCACGTCCTTGGCCGCACGGTCCTTGCGGTACGCAGCGGTGTCCGGCACGAAGTACATCTCCGAGCCCGGGAACGGCACCACACCGTGCTTCATGCAGGCCTGGTACAGCTCCACGCTCGCGGCCATGTTCCCGTGGTCCTGGATGCCCAGGGCGGGCTGGCCCAGGCCCGCGACCTTGCGCACGATGTCATCCACGCTCGCCATGGCGTCATTGACGCTGTAGCGGCTGTGGGAATGCAGGGACCACCAGGCAGGTGGCGGAGTCACGGGAGTTGGAATGACCCGCCACCTGCGTGGGGTTGGGATGATCCTCAACTCTGGAGCTCCATCAGCCAGTCAACCACGGCGTCAGAGGTGATCAGCGTGGTCGGCGGGACCATCTTCATGTCCCGCTCGATCAGCGTCCGGAGGTCGTTTAGGTCCATCTTGCGAAGGTCCGCCTCCTGATAGACCTGCTCCTCAAAAGGGGGCTCCTCCGGGGCCACAGCCGCCGTAGGAGCGATCGTCGGGCGACGGGCGGGGGTGGGTGCCACCGTGGCCGTGTTGGACGCCTGGAGGTTGGCCTGGGCCTGGCTGGGGTCACCCCAGGCGTCGTCGTAGGACTGAGCGAGCATCGCCTCGATGTCCTTCCAGTCCTCCTTCCGCAGGTCCACCGGAGTGGGAGTGTCACCCTCCACGTCGAAGTCCCAACGATCCTGAGAGGTCTTGTACTTCGTGATGGTGTAGTTGCGATCAGTGATCGTGCCCAGGCGCTTGAAGCGGTTCTCCAGCTTCTCCGCCACCATCGGGCCGATCTTGAACCCGTTCACGTACTCCTGACCGTTGAACGAGGTGAGGACGTTGAACGCGATCTTGCGCGACACCTTCGCCATCTTCTCGTTGTCTGATGAACAGCCGGGGCAGTCATCCTTCGGGTCCTCGGGCTGACGCGGACAGGGGAAGGAGAACCCAGCAGGGCTGAAGTGCTCCCAGTAGTAGAGCCACTCCTCGGGCTCCTGGCAGAGGCGCAGCGTGGTGCTGCCCTCCTTCAGGTAGCGGATGAAGTCTCCGTTTCCTGCGCTACGCGACGGCTCCTGAGCCGCCTCCTGTGCTGACTTTCCGAAACGCATCTAGTTGAACCTCCGTACTGTCTCGACCGCTTGGGCTACTGCTCTCATGACGCTCTCGTTGACGTGGCCTACGGCCCTGGTCCTCGCGTCCTCTGCTGCCTCACCGGGGCGCACCTTGGTGGTGCACTCGTACTTGATCCACGACTTGTCGTAGCCGACCTTGATCTCGTGGGTCATGCCGCACAGGATCGTGTCGCCCTCATACAGGACGTACGATCCAGTTCCTTTCACGGCTGGTTCGTTCATTCCTTCCTCTTCCCTCTCTTCGGATTCGGGATGGTCTTCCCGAAGTACTCCGCGAGCTCTTCCACGTCCGCCGGCGTGTAGACCCAGATGATCAGCTCACCGGTCTTCGCCGCCTTCGAGGGCGCGACGAAGGCGTCAGAGCCATCGCTGTTCTTCTTCCGCGCGAGGCGACGGATGGTCTCGATGTTCACCTCGAACATCTCGGCCAGGTCGCGCGCGGTCAGCAGACCGGGAGGCAACGCCTCGATCATCCTGGTGGCCGGTGCCTTCCGGGGGCGCTTCTTCACCTCCGAGGCGTCGACGATCTGCGGCTTGACGGCCATCAGGCCTCCTCTTCCTGCTCGTTGGTGCTGGTGCACGGCCAGTGCCAGGTGCCACCGGTGTGCTCATCGCTCTCCCGCACGTACCGGTCGAAGAAGATCCCGGTCGGGTTGAGCACGGCCAGACCGATGGTGGGCACGAAGATCGCAGCGTGCTTGCCCACCGGCTCCAGGTGGGTCTCGGTGACCACAGCGGAGCGACACTTCGACTTGTACCGACCATCGGCGGAGCCGTACGACACGTAGTGGACCATCCGGCCCACGGTGGGCTGGGTGCTCATTCCACACGCTCCAGGGCGTCAGCGATCCGCTCCACTGCGTGGACCAGGTTGTCGAGGCGGTCTAGGAAGAGGTTGACGGCCTCGGTGATGTAGTCATTCATTCGGCCACCTCCTTCTCCACCAGGGTCAGGTGTGGCTTGTTCGGGCGCAGAGTGACGAAGCGGGACACCGTGATCGGGTCGATCGAGCCAGCGTCCATCGCCTGCTCCATCGCCTTCCGGTCCAGCACCTTCTTCGTGTACTTGTCGAAGACCTTCGCGGTCAGCGCCTTGCGCAGGCCACGCTCGTCGATCACCGTGGTGTGGCCCTGGGTGTAGCTGACCGAGTGGCTCATCCCATCGGCAGTCCACTTGTAGCTCTTGCGCTGGTCGGCCTCCATCTGCTTCATCAGCAACGCCTGGGCGTCGTCCATCCGAGTCTGTGCCTCATCCCGGGCATGCCGGGCTGCCAGGTAGTCCTGGACGAGTGGGTTATCCATGTCATGCACTCTAATCACACAGCGTGCGTGGATGCTAGGTCATCCACTACTTTTCTGCGACGAATCTCGCCGATCTCGTCGATGTCCTTGCCCCAGGCCTTCGGCCAGGTGAGTCGGGTGACCAACCGGTGCTTGAACGCGCGCTCTGTCATCCGGTAGGCCTCCCAGCCGGCATCGTCGGCGTCGTAGCAGGTGTAGATCCGTTCGGGGTCGATCCTGTCGATCAGTCTGACCTGCTCCACCGACAGTCGGCTGCCGTAGATGGCGAAGGCGTCCACACCGACGTTCCAGAGCGCGATCGCATCCAGCGCTCCCTCGGCCAGGACCACGGCCTCACGGTGCTCGGGTGTGTAATGGAAGAGCAAGCGGCCCACGTCGACTCCTTGCGGGTACTTGTACTTCGGTCCCTCACCCCCCGAGGAGCGACGTACGACACCCAGTACCTGTCCTCGTGGATCGCGCAGCGGATAGGTGTAGGCGGCAGTCTGTGAGTCAGCCCCCAGACGAAACTCGCGGGCTGCCGCCTCTCCCACCCGCTCCAACCAGTACGGATGGACCGGGCCGGCGTCGTACCGCGACAGCCAGGACTCCGGGTAGATCGTGCCCTCGGCCATCTTGTTGTCCAGCCAGAGCTTCATCGTGTAGTAGTCCGGCTCGGCCAGCAGAGCCTCACCACCCAGGGTGCCGTGGGCGTGGCAGGTGAAACACCACCAGCGCTTCTTGATGATGTTCACCGAGGCGCTGGGACGGCTGTCACCATGCTCACTGCACAAGAACGGTCTCTCGACGCCATGGCCGTACCGCAGCGCCTCGGCCAGGGTCAGTGCGCGCATGCGCAGTAGACGTGGTGGTAGCCATCGCACTTCGGGTTGATGCAGACCCAGGTGTGCTTCCCCCAGGTGATCGTGTGGTAGATGGGCTTGGTCGCAACAGCAGTGCTCACAGCGTGTCCTTGCTCTTTATGACCCGCAGCTTCGGCTGGGCCAGGGTGGTGGGGTCGGCCAGGGCCTCGGCGTTGATCACCCGGTCCTCCGCCTGCTCCGCGGAGATCTCGGTGAAGTTGCCATCGTTCGGCCCGAAGGTGGTGTAGAAGCGGATCCCCGAGGATCCGTGGCGGTTCTTCTCCAGGGAGAAGTCGGTGGCCACGTCGTGGGGCTTCGCCCGCATGGTGAGCACCACATCGGCGTCTTGTCCGAGCGCGTCTGACTGAGCGAGGTTCTTCACCTTCGGTGGTGCGCTACCGGTCTCGCCCTCCCGGTTGATCTGGGCCGCGCAGAGCATGGACGTGCCCTGGGCGAGAGCGATGATCTTCAGCGCGTTGCTGATCTTGGCCATCACTCGCCAGTCGTCGATCGCCGCCCCGCCCCCGTCCTGCGACATCAGCTGCACGTAGTCGACGCTGGTCAGCTCGTACTCCCCGCAGCGGGCAGCCACCACCGAGGGGGAGACCGGACCGTCTGCTGGGGTGTGGATGTCCAGGGCACCCCCGCTGTCCTTCAGCCGGTCGCTGAGCTCACCGATGAACGTCCGGTAGGTGTCCCGGTCCACGTTCCGGTCGCGCAGGTTGCTCAGGGTGATCGAGGGGTAGCCCATGCTCGGGGCCAGGACGGCATGGAACCGGGCCCTGACTTCTTCCTCGCTCATCTCCAGCGAGTGGAAGAGGGCCCGGTTCCCAGCCAGCACAGCGTGCGCGTTGAACACCACCAGGTGCGCGGACTTCCCTTGGCCTGGGCGTCCGGCGACGTACCAGAGGTTGCCCGACCTGATCCCGCCGGTGAACCGCTGCAGAGTGGGGTAGGGCAGCTCCACGAAGTAGGGCTTCGACCCCCAGGCGTTCAAGTGCTCGGTGTCGGTGAGCAGAGGACGAGGTGGATTCAGCGCGTGTCGGGGCTTCGCCTCGACCAACTTCGCGTACCCGGCCTCGGTCTCACCCAGGTGCATCAGGTCCATCGCCTCGGTGATCGCGGTGGTGATGGTGCGCTTGCTGGCCTGGATCAGCACCATCTCCGCAGCCGACCGCACGTCACGGTGGTCGGAGAAGGCGAAGTCGCCGAACTTGTGGGCGAAGATGTCGCGGGTCGGCTGGCAGTCGTACGTCTCCACGTAGTTCCTCAGCCAGTTGAACTCGTCGGCGTAGCCCACGAAGTCCGCAGAGCTGATCCCGTACTGCACCTCCTCCCCAACGCTCTCGGTGTTGACCAGGGCAGAAACGAGGAGTGCTTCAGCAGATACGGGCACGTGGTAGCTCCTGTCAGAGACGTGCACTGTATGCACGTCATTGGATACAACGCAAGGGGTGCCCGGGGTCTGGGGGCGTCAGAGCATGGTTCGGTACAGCGGCATCTGATTCACGTCCGGCCAGACCCAGTACTTTCTGCCGGCGCGGTCTGTGATCAGCAGACCGCCGTTGTGCATGCAGGCGTAGGTCGAGTCGCAGACCGTGCAGTACGCCTTGCGGATCTTGGTCCGTGGTGCGTCCGGGTAGCAGGTCTTGCAGGGCCGGACGTGCACGTCGTTCAGGTCAGCGGCGACGAGTGGTAGCCCGTCACCTCGGGCCGGCCCCTTCCGGAGCTGGTAGCACTCTGGAGACCGGTGGAAGCGGGTCCGGTGCTTCGGATCCACACGCATCCAGACGGTCGGCATCTGACGAACGTACTCCTGTTCGACCACCCATGGAACCGTCTCTCACGGGTGATTCAGAGAGTGCTGGACGTGTCTGAGAACCGAGACCAGAACATGGGCCGTGAGAGCTGCCGCGATGTACACCGAGCCGAGCACGATGGCCGCACAGAACAGCACCAGCGGGAGATCGCGCCACTGCCATCCGGCGTACCAGGGCCGCTTCATGATCCTCCCCGAGACAGAACGAGGCCCCC